GTGTCCTTGCCGTACTAAAAAACCTACCCCCTTTGCTTGAATTGCATGATCTGCACAATAGCTGCAAGTTATCGTCATCATCTGTGCCACCTTGCATACGAGGAATGATGTGATCAACTGAATCACCTTCATTTCCACACATTTGGCAAATGCCACGATCGCGATTGATGATTCGTTGTCTGATTTTGCGCCATCGATGTGATGACCCATTCTCTGTCAGTGCGCTAGTCATTAATAGTAATTCCTTTGCTGATGAAAGCGCCACGCTTTGCACATTGAACCATATCGCGCATTGATGTATTTGATTGATGCATCTATCTGCCTGTAGCCATCGAGGTTGCGATACCACTTAGACCTCATCTGTCCTAGTCCGTAGTGGCTACCATTCTTAGCATTGACATTCCATCGTGATTCTTTGCTGATGATGTCCTTAAAGCACATAAACTCATTCCATTGAATAATCCTAGAATGTGCATATAGCTTGTAATGATCAATGCTTTTAGCTTGTGCGGGTTGCATCTGTAAAGACAGCGAGCCTATTAATAGGCAAAGCACTCCCCAAACCACCAGTCTCCTTAGCGAGCTACACGGCCACAGCCGCTCGCTTGCAGAGCTGGATGGTAGCAAGCCTGTCAAGCGCATCGAGTTATCCACAGAATTTTGAGCGTTGTCTCGGCGTGTTATCCACAGGTTATCCACAGCAGTCAAACCTCACTATCATCGATGGAAAGGGCGCAGGTGATAGCCCCCCCCAAACTTCAGTCGGCCTTTGATGAATTCCACATCGGCATTTGGTAGCACTATTTCATGAAACCATTTTGTGTCAGTCCTGGCTGGCAGAAGCATCACCACTAGATCGTAATGCTGCGATGCTTTTAACACCCAGTCCTTGATGCCGCGACCATAAGGCGGGTTGCACCACACATGACCATTCCAGTCAGCTGTAAGGCCATCACGCTTTGATTCATCGGGATGGTCTAGCCCTAGCCATTCATCGCATAGGTGATTGGTCAGACTAGCTGCCACATCGATGTCAAAGTCATGCTGTGCATCTAATTGCTTAAATAGCTCGATAGGGGTAGCCCAGTCATCAGTCAGGCTTTGTGGCATATAGGCGCTCACTGATGCCCCCATCCGTCACCCTTGAAGTGTATGGGTGTTGCCTGATACACCCTTTCCATGATGATCGTGCAGTTATCGCAATTTGGAATCGGATAAATGTCATTAATGCCAGCCGATACGCTCTTTGGCTGGCCACACATTCCACATCTGAACTCATAAATCGGCATGGTATGCAGTCTCCTTATCAAGTACGGCAACGCCCATGACACCGCAGCTGTTGCACTGGATTACTTCTACATATTCAGGCAGGGTATCCGTCACCTTGCAAATTGTGTGTGTGGTCAGCTTCTTTTCAACCCTGCACTCATATTTGATTTGCATAAATTGACCTTGAGAAGTTAGCCATCGGGTGAAGGTCTGCCTGGCCTATCCACCAGCTGCCATCGCTGCGCTGATGTGACGGCCTACGAGCAACGGCCACAGGTATCCACCCGCAGACATAGTATTTTGGCATCGATCCTGTGACCAGGATTGCGATGTCCTCTTTGCGGTCAAGCTCTGAAAGTATCAATGAGCCATCCTGCCACTTTGTCCATTTGACCTCGATGTTGTTACCGACATCAGCTAGATTCTTGTAATTTGATGCTTCTAGGTCGATGGGCTTCCTGAAGTATTTGGCCACTGCAACCTCTGCGCCATAGGCTTCACTTTGTTGCATGACAAATGCTGGGAAGTTTAACCGCTCTCTGTCATGCTGATGATTCCGCTTGACAGTCACGCCTTCCCACTGCGGGATGTAGTCTATTGCACGCCTTAGCCCGGCCTTTGTTACTGCGACCTGCGTGGCGTTATCTAAATCGATGCGAATCATAGGTGATTCCTATCTTCGCATTTCTTGCATATCCATTGAACAAGGCCATCATCGCGTGTGTATTCATTACACATCACATCGTCATCGCATAGATCGCAATTGGTGTATCCCCATGAACCTGCCTGCATTGTGTATGTGTGGCTCATTTGCAGTCCTCACATTGCCAGGTGACTGATAGGCCATCTACGATCGTGTGGCTGCCTGTAGCTAGTGGTTTTGGCTTATCGCATGAATCGCAATAATCCCAGTCCTTGATGATTTGCACATATCCCATCAGATACGCTCCTTCCACTTGCCATCGCTACCTAGCACCATCCACTGCGGTGGGCATTGCTGGGCTTTGGTTTTTTCGGTGCAGAAATATGCGCCCCAGGCTTTTCCATTCTTTTCGCCCGATTTCCAAATCATGTGGCCATGCTTACAGATAGGCGCTTCAGCTTGTAGCTCACCGCCCAGTTCATCCTTGATTTGCTCCACAGCTGTTTTGACTGTGGTGAAGCCATCTTCCCAAATTGGTTTAGCCCAGGGATCATCCTCGACAAATGCCTTTGGCATCTCATCGACTTGCTGCATGCTTTCCTTTGAGACTTTATCGTCTGCGCCTAAAACTACGCTTGCACACCTGCCTATTGCACTGGAAACTGTATCTTCTACATACCAGCGCTTCATTTGTGGATTGTAAGCACCCACCATGCCATGTGCGTAGTCGATGGCCGCTGGCTCTTTGTCCTCGTAATGGCGATAGATGCGGCACTCAATAAGAATGAAGCCCTTTTCAGGATTCCAGTCAATAATCGATGTGTGGATTTTGTTGGTTGGATAAGTCGCGTGCAGTCTCTGTACCTTCTGATTGACTGTCTCGTAATTGTCCAAGAATCCCATTACTGCACCGCCTTGCGAGCTGCAATTTTGCCTCGGATAAATCCTTCGCGCTTGCCTTCTTTAAGGCCTGCGGTATAACCGAATGTAAAGCCGATTGCGACCCCTATAAGTAGCCACATGGCCACTTCACCTATTGAATACATTTTTGCTCCCGTTCAGGGGGCTACTGTGCTTCGCTCCCTGCCTTAACTGTGGGGCATGGGTGCGGGATGGTCAAGAATCCTGCGTGTTTTTGGGCGTGTCGTTTGGCTTTTCGACAGGCTTATCCTTTAAGCCATTCGATGCCAGCACTGAACCCAGTGCGCCTGTGAGGAATACTGTGAGCGTGGTAAGAAGCTCGATAAAAGCACGATCGTTTGGAGCTTGTGCGCCTATTGGCTGGGTGACAAAGATAAGCGCGTAAAGCATCCCCAGCACCGACATGGCAAAAACCAAAGCCAGGCATACGCCGATGAATACGATTAGGCGAGCCTTGAGCTGCTCATTTGTCAGTCTGCGGTGTGACCTGTCCTTCAAGTTCATCTCCGTATATGTCTTGAGTGCAGACCCCCGTACTTAAACACTCTGGTGGATTACATTCAGGCTTTTGCCAGTTTTCGAATTCCTGGCAGGGATACCTCACCCATCCGTCATACCCGCAACTAGATAGCCCTATCGAAAGCGATAACCATAGGGCTACCCAGCGCGACCTTCGGATCACTTCCCCTTGATACCGAAACCTGTGTCATTTGGATTAAGCCAACGCACGATGACAGGCAGCACAGCTGCAAGCCCTGCACTAGCGATGGCCTTTGGGTCAGTAACCCCAGCCATATAGACGGCAACTGATGCCGCTAGGAATGAGCGCGCCCATGATGCGGCCATTGCTTTGATGTTTGTCATTTCTTTGCACCCTTCTTGAGTAGCTTCTTCTTTGGTGCAGCTTCAGGTACTACCACCGCAGGATATTCACCCTTGAATGGCACATACTTAGGCCGACCAAATCCCACGATTTCCTTGCCGATGGTGCGCTGCTTAATCATCACCATACCGCCATTGCGTTGATTGCCAGTTCCTGATGTATTGCCCTCGATGCAGGTAATCACTTTGCCATCGATTGCTGCCACGATGCCTACATGGCTAATGCGATCGACCCCATCATGCGGGAAGTCCATAAACGCATAATCGCCTAGCTGTGGCACTTCATGCCAGCGGCCTAAATCCTTAAACTTGTGTGCGCCTGTAGCTGTGCTAACTACCGATGGTGCTTTGACTCCAGCCTGTGCAAGTACCCAGTTGCAAAATGAACCGCACCAGGGTAAGCCGTTGGCCTTTGTAAATTCTCCATACTTGGTCAGATTGTCAGGCACTTCGACATAGCCAACCTCACCCAAAGCAATTGCAATTGCCTGGGGTGCTGTGCCAACTGGGTATTCAGCCATTTGCAATCCATTCTTGATTTTCTTCATCCCAAATAAATCTTTCAGTATTAGTTGGATTTTGAGGATTGCCTGGATATGGAATTGGAGATTGCCATTG